ACTCTCTAGGGAAAGTTCTCATGAATTTAACTTTACAACAGTTACCGCTAAATTTGGGTATACTTATGAAGAAATAGCACCTGTAGGGCTTAACAATGTTTTTAAAACTTTCCAAATAACTTGGTTAAACTTATCGCTAAGCGATAAGAATACTCTTAAAACTGTACTAGCTCTTGGAGGTTCTTGGCAAATCTTTAGTTATCAACCATGTAATGAACTTACTTCGTACAACGTAAGAATTGAAAAGGATTCTGTATCTATAAACGCAATTGGTAATAGTCTCTTCGAGATAACAGCTAAACTAAAACAAGTATTCAATGGAGTGTAAGATGATTAAAATAAAGTGTAGTTTATATCTGTTAAGTTTACTATTTATGGCTATACTGGTAGCTATTAGTCTTCTAGTATGGATGGTATTGAATGGAGGCTACCATGCCTTTAAATAATACAGTTCACCAAAGTACCGTTAGTTCTTATATAACTCTAATACAATTAGATTGTACTAATATAGCTGAGATAAATCAAGTATTCTATCTAAGCCCCTCTGGTACTGAGTCAACTACTATTGAGTTTAATGGGCATACTTATACACCATTTCCAGCTCAAATAACTGGGGAAGGAGCTTCTGCTTCTGATGCCCCGAAAAGACCTCAGTTTAGTCTATCTAATATTAATAACCTTTTTGGAAACTTAGCCTTTAACTACTCAGACCTTGTAGGTTGTAAAGTTACCCATATTATAACCTTTTCTGAGTATCTTGGCATTGGTAGTTCTATTAGCAAAGCTCCCGCTAAGTATATTATTAGGAAGAAATTATCACAGGATATGGCTACACTTTCTTTTGAACTTGGAACTATCATGGATAAGGAAAGAGCCTACTTACCTAGAACTGTTATGCTTAAGACAGAAACCACTGCCCCACATACTTTGTATTGTCCAGCACTAGGACTTAATAAGGTAATCAAACAATGATAGTATTATCAGAGTTACAAATAGAGTTAATAAAGGAAGCAGCTTTGCTAGCTTACCCAAATGAGATGTGTGGGATACTTCTTAGGGAAAGTTTCACTCCTGTTAAGAATATCTCAGAAGAACCAGCCAAGGCTTTTCGTATGCACCCGTTGGAACTTGCTAAGATATGTCAGAATGAGTCCGCAGTAGCTATAGTTCATTCACATTGTCGTAACATTAGAACTCCAGAAGTCTTTGATACCAGAACACCAAGCCTTGCAGACATGGAAGGGCAGAAAGCTAGTAAGATTCCTTGGTTAATTGTGGCTACAGAAGGGCAAATAGTAACCCCACCCTTACAAATACCAAGAATAAAGAATAATAACTATATTGGTAGACAATTTATCTGGTTTATTAATGATTGTTACACTCTTATGCAGGATTATTACACGTTTGAACTGGGTATTTATCTTCCTAACCACACGCCTGATAGAGACTTTAAAGAACTTAGATTCTTTAGTAATCTTTTTGATAAGTTCTTAACTACTTATGGCTTTGAAGAACTTCCTGTTAAAGGGACTGAACTTAAGAAAGGAGACTTATTATTAATTAATAATCTTGGTGGTGTAAGGAATCATCTTGCAGTATTCGATGGGAAAGACTTGTTGCATCAAGATATGTTATCTGTTAAAGTTCCTTTATCTACTTTTGCTGGTAGAACCTCTGCCATACTTCGTTATAGGGGCTAGGATGAAACTTCTTGTAATGAAGAGTATGGAAGACATTGAATGTTTTGACTGTCCTTATGATGAGTATAGAAGTATCTTCAATTGGCTAGTTATGACCAAGGGTAGAAGTTGGGTAGATGAGCTATACTCTGAAAGTATGTTTTATATGCTGTATAATACGGTAACCGAAGCTACTTTAATATTAGAAGAGAAAGCCCATTACTTTGATAACCCAGATTATGACCTCTTTATGATTGTTAAGCCAATTGAAGGGGAAGGTAATGTTGGGCAGATACTTATTGCAGTTGCACAGATAATTGTAACAGCGGTATCAGCTTACTTTTCTTTTGGTGCAACTTTAGCGGTACAAGTTGCTATTATGACAGCTTCATTAGTTGTTAATGCTGGGCTTTCCTATCTATCCTACAAACTAGCCCCTCATGCTACTATGGCTGACCCTATAAGTGGTGCAGAATATAACTCTAACTTATTCGGTAGTTCTGTATTTACACTAGAACAAGGTGGAGTTGTACCACTTATATACGGTCATGCCTTTGCAAAGGGGACTTTAATATGTTCCTCAGCTACAACTACTCAAGGATAGCTATGAAAGTTACAATAATACTACCAGACTTAACTGTAGAGGCTTTTAAAACACCTTTTATAACTATACGTCAGATACTAGCTGACCTTAAAAGAACTCATGGAACTATTTTCACTAATAGGTTATTAAATGAACCTTTTAAGTTCATACTTATAGATACTATTGGAACTAAAGAACCTATTTGGCTTAGAGAAGAAGCGGTACTTTCTTCTTTTATTGGTTATGATAGTTTATTAATAACACATGAAGTATGTGGGGAAGTAGGGGCTGATGTTGTAGCTAATGCTTTCTTTGCGGGGGCGGCTTCTACAGCAGGAGAACTGGCGGCTTCCTCTGCTATAGCTGCGGTAGCAAACATAGCACTAGCTTATGGACTACAAATGCTTATGAACGCACTATCTCCCACTCCAACTTTTAAAGATGACCCTGTTAAAGGACAAGCCTTAGTTTCTAACCTATTTAATGGTGCAAGGATAACTAATGAACAAGGTGGAGTTGTTCCTTTACTATATGGACATGCTTTTGCTGGTGGGACACTAATCTGCTCTTCTGTAACTACAAGACAAGGATAAACTAATGCAAAACATAATAAAATATTCTATTGACCAAGAAGATGCTAAGATACTTAACAAAAGTTATCTTGTTGAAGGTAGAATGGGTAAAGGTGGTGCAGATACTTATGTACCAGTAGAGTTTGCCGATACTAGAGTCTCTTCACAAGTTGTTAGGCTGCTAATAGCTGTTGGTGAAGGAGTTTGTGACTCTCTTACTGATATTTTCTTTAATTATGTCCCTTCTAGTAACTATAATTGTACGATTGAGTGGCGAGATGGTACTTCTAATCAGACAGTTATTGCTGGCTTTGAAGATGCTAGGAATCCATCACCTACTTTTAGTCAGTTTAGTAACATGACAACAATTGGTTTGTATCTTGCTAGTGTAGATTGGCACGCTCATAGTGCTATAGTTACTTTAACTGCGTCATTAATGCGCGATGTTTGGGAAGCTGGTGACGTAGTAATGTCCCACGCAGTACATGAAATCTATGTTAGACCAAATGCTTCTGCAACTTGGACACTTTACTATGTCTCAGATGTTTGGGCTAAGGTCTCCAATGCTTGGAGTTGGGACATAAGAGTTCCTGCACCTACTGGAGTTGCCTCTGGAACTAATTGGGAGATAAAGATAGTAAGAACCTCACCCGATGATGCTTCCGCTAAAACAGAAAGTAAAGTTTCTTGGACAGGGCTTACAGAAGTAATTGAACTTACTTTAAACTACCCTAATACAGCCTTAGTAGGTATAACTCTGTGGGATGCCGCTCAGTTTGGTGGACAGATACCAGACATCTTGTTTCGTATAAAGGGACGGAAGATTAGAATCCCCGATAACTATGAACCTGTTGGAAGAACTTATGTTGGTGCTTGGGGTGGAACTTTTACAAGCTTAGTATACTATACAAGTAATCCTGCATTTGTTTTACTAGACTGTCTAACATCTGAGAGATGCCTAGGAATAGCTGATGAAGATATAGACTTACCATCATTTTACCTACTTGGAACTATTTGCGATGAGTTAGTAACCGATGGTTTCGGTGGTACTGAACCACGTTATAGCATTAATAATCAATTCACAGTACGGGAAAATGTAGCAACCTTTCTTAACTATATACTTTCAGTTTGTAATGCTAACTTTACTACTAATGAGTTTGGGCAGCTTAGTGTATTCTTTGATAGGGCAGACCAACCTGTTACAAAACAAGTTACCAACGCCAATGTTATTAACGGAATATTCAAGTATTCCTCCAATGACCTTGAACAAAGGACAGGACTTGTCAATGTGACTTACTCAAATAATGCTAACTATGGAAAAACTGATACTGCAACTTGGGTAGACCAAGATGTAATTGACCGTTATGGCTTTCAAACCTTAGATATTGCCTTAGTTGGTTGTACTTCTCAAGCCTCTGCAATTCGTAAAGCTAGATGGGCAACTTACCAAAATGCTTATCTAACAGATATTATTAACTTCTCAACACTACACTATGGTATGCAGTTTACTATTGGTGAACTTGTACGAGTAGTTGATAATTATAATACAAGCAATGCTGTAGCTGGTGTTATTACTAATGTACAAACCGAAGGTAGCAATACTAGGCTATACTTTGATAGAGAAGTTTCTGGAGTTACCAATGTTTCAGTCTTAGTTGGGAATGAAGTTGGTATACTTCCTGTTGCTTCCGCTGTAGGTACTTTCTATAGTGACTTACTTGTTACTGGAGTGCATGATATTATCCTTAACAGTCCTTTTGTAGCTATTAGAACAGTTCAACCCAGTGTCTGGAAAGTTATAGGTGTTGAGAAGTCAGATGAAGTATATACTATCACTGGTGTTATACATGATTACCCAATGCAATTGCAA